ATGTATAAAGACATTTGCTCTAGAACTAGGATTAGGAGATAATAATATATTACCATTCTCTAAGTATGTTGAAGGGACAGCAGAGTACAGTGAAGAAAATGATTGTGATAGTTCATCGAATACTAAAGTAGTATTATTTCTTGTAGTTAATTGTGCGATAAACTCTACGTTTGTTATTTGTGTACAATTAGCTGATACTAGTGCTATGTTATTTATAAAATTTGTAGTAGTAGTAAATTCAGTATTAACTTGGAAATAAAAAGTATCAGGACCTGCAATATAATAAACATATTCTCCAGGATAATAAGTAAAAGCTCTATTGTCTACTAGCCTTAAAGTAAATCTACCGTGAAAACTAAAAAGCACTTCATCGTTTATCATGTCTCTGGCCATTGTAATTCCTTTGCCTAAGATAGGATTATCTCCTCCATTTTCTTTTCTAAGAAGCACATCACCATTCATTGTATTTAAAAATGAATGCATTCCTTTTATTTCTGATAGAGGGTTATTGCCTTCTCCTACTCTAAATATTTTACTGTGAGTAGCATCGTAATAATAAATACCCGTATCAGTAGTTTTTACTCCCCATTGATGTATAGAACCATTTTCTGTGCTAAGGTATTGGTGGTGTGCAAATCCTTGTCCTGAACCTAATTCTGTAGGTATGCCATCAGTAGTTGTAGTAACAGCTCTAGGATTAATGCTATAAGCTCCTACACCATTATCTTGAAAGAAATATACTTCATCTTTCCAGTTTACTATTTTATTAATAGGACCGTGGTCTGCTTCGACATCGTAATAATTATTAGAACGAAAGATTGTCCAAGAGTCAAGAAACTCTCCATTTATTTTTACATCAGAAAGATATCCTCTAATATCATTAGTAATTATTTCAGATCCGTCATCAATAGTATCAGGTTTTACAAAAAATCCTATTCCTGAAGAATTAGTTTCTATAGAGTATACAGGATTGTAAGCATCTTTATAAGCATTTAATATTTTAGCATTAGTACTAGAACCTCCAGCAATACTTAAATTTTGTTCTTCTTGTCTTAAATAACCTTTTATTGCTGGCGTTCCTCCGCTTACTGTCCAATATTGCTCACTGCTTGTTTTATAAGTTGCTCCATATGCTAAATCAGTATTTACTTGTGTTTCTACAGGAAGTGTTATTGTACTAGTAGTTTGATTGTAAAATTGCATACTAGCATCGGCAGTAGCATAAGGCAAAGTGTCTAATAAAGCACTATTTTCTTGAAAATTAAACATACTTATAAAAGTATCTCCTCCAAAAACTTTAGGATTTAATTGTGCTTTATCTATAACAGGAGAACAAGGAAAGAAAACATTATTTTCTAAAACTGATTGAGAATATCCTCCATAAATTTCTTGTTTAAAAGATATTAAATCTGTTGAAGGAGTTTGGTATATATCACCGGTAATACTTCCTATAATATTTAAAGGTGCTACATAACCAAATTTAGGAGAAACTCCTGTGGGATAAACATCAAAATTTGTAGTAGTACTATAAGGAATAGGAGCTGCATTTGTATAAGGATTATTTTTAATATTAGTTATACTTATTATTAATCCTGAAGCTCCTCTAGATAAATAAGTAAGTGTATTACCATTTGGATGATTTAAAGCTCCTCCGGCTCCTGGAGCAAGAGTAGGATTAGCATCAACAATTACATTTCTTAAATAATATTGTTGATTAAAACTTGTGTCTAGTAAAGGTCCATAAGTTTTTAAAGCTATTGCTTCTTGACCAGCAGTAGTTCCAGCATTAATAGGATCGGCATCTGTAAATACTTGACTATCTATAAATTTAAAATATTCTACACCTCTATAAGATACAGGATAAGTTACTCCGTTATAATCTCCTAATGAAGTTGTTCTAATTCTACTAGTTTCTTTTGGTTTAAAAAATTCTTTTTTTAATAGAGTCCCTAATTCACCTCCTCCTGGATTATTTACATCTTCTGTGCGTCTGTATGAATTAGACGCTCCTAAAGGATCAGAAGCTAAACTAGCAGTTCCTAATTGATCATATGCTCCTGTAATTAATATTCCTAAATCTCCTGAAACTGTAGATTTATTAAAATCATAAGAAATTTCTGGAGAATAAAATTGTAAGAAATTTCCTTTTATAGTATAATTAGTACTTCCTGTAGCAATGTTCCACTCATTATTTAGAGTATTCCAAACCATATTTTTTTTATTCCCTACTTGTATGCTTCTTTGCATATGGAGAACATTATTATTTCCAGATACTTGAAAATCGTAACCGTTATCATTATTTTGTGCTCCTATACTTACATTACTAAAAACTTTTACTATTCCAGATTGTACTCTACGTTTATCATTATTAGTTCTAGGAACTCTTACTATTTGATAAGATTCTATTTGAGATAATAAAATAGGACAAGAAGTAAAATCTAAAGTCATTTCTATTCCTAAATCACATCCATAAGTATTATGAGTAGTAGCTACTGTACTTGCTCTATCTCCATCTACTGATACAGGAAAATAAGCTAAACTTGCAGGAGCTGCAGGAACAGCATCAGAATTAGCTATTACTGTAGTAGTGTCATCTACATCAGATATATCAGGAAATTTAATATCTCCTATATATTCTACAAAAGAAGCTTCTCCTTTTTTACTATAAAATATTATACCAAAACGATATGTTTCACCTCGTTTGTATCCTCTTACTAACCCGCTTTTATATGGAGATGCGTGTGAAGTAAAACTTTTATTAATATGACTATACCCATCGTTTAAATTAATAGTTTCAGAATTACCGTTATTTAAACTAGCATATCCAGGTTCCTCTACTTTTACTCCAGTAGCAGGATCTGGGCCATTAAAGTCATCAATAAGCTGACGATTAATAGTAAATTTATATTTTAGATTTGGACTTACTGCTGGTAAAGAACTGCCTCCTAAAGTAGTACCGTTACTTTGATATTTAAATTGTTGAACGTCATGCCAATATCCTTCCCATTGTTGGTCTAAATTATAAGGTAAATTAAATTGCTCATCAAGTGCTGTATAATTTACTCCAGTAGCAGGATTTGTTAGTGCGTTTGTAAAAGGAAGTTGTGCAGAACTATTATATCTTTTAGTTTGTAAGTCTAAAGTCTCCCCTGGTCCTAATAAATCTTTTACATCAAAACTACTTGATTTAATATTAGCTACTACTAAAGAATTATCTTTAGGAACCATTGTTTTTACTGTTCTAAAAGGATATACTTTAATAGCAAATTCTGTAGTAGTAATTGTAGTAATAGTGTTTTCTGCTCCAGTATAAATAAATTTAGTAGTTCCACTACTATCTAAATTAACTGTTTCTACTGAAGTAATTTCTGGAGTACCTGAAAGAGTTTCATAGAATAAAGCAATAAGTTCTAATTTTTTAAAAATAGTATTATAAGCACTAGTAGCTATTGTTATTTCTATACTTTTAAAAGTATTAGTACTTTGAGGATCTCCCATATATAATTGGGTTGTTCCTATACTATCAGATTCTAAAACTAAATGATTTAAATTTCCAGGAGGAGATATTAAAGTTTGTTTTCCGTCCTCTGTAATTAGTCTATAGGCAAATTGATAGGAACCTGTTAGTAATTGGCCTCCCGAAGTTATGTTAGTGGTAAGTGGTTGAGTATAATCTACGTCAGGAAATATATCTATACTTCCTAAAGGAGTAGTTATAGGCGTAGCAGCACTTCCTGCATTAATAACATTTGCTATGTCTAAAGACCTCATAAACTCTGTATAGTCTGTCCAGTAAATTCTTTGAGTAGCATTATTTTCAAAACGTCCTACTGCTTCTATAGGATTTGCTTTTTTAAAGTTAAGCCCCGCATTGAAATAAACTAATACTGGATCTCCTGCAACATTAGGAACTACTATTGGAGTATTTATTTCTCTACTTTTTTCATCATATGATATATAATATATCCAACCGTTTGTACCGCTATCATCTGCACAAAAAAGTATAATGTAATTTCTTAAAACACAATGGCCTATTATTTCTTTAGTTCCTGAAGCTCCTGTCTGGTCTATAGAAAAAGATTCAGAATTTCCTTCAATGTTAGTAATAGCTCCATTAGATTCTCCATCAGAAGTACTTATTCTTACATCTAAGGCATCTATATACATATTAGGTTGTATACTATCAAAAGCAGTATCTTGATTTAATCCGCCATATGTATTAATATGTTGTTGTGTAGGCATTAAAGAGTTGTAAATGTTGTTTGGTTACCGTAACTAGTTCCTGTTGCTGTAGTAGCAAATGTTCTAACATAATAAGTTGTTCCTGTTGTTAATCCTGCTAAATTAGTAGTGTATGAACCTGGAGCACTAATAGCTCCTAAAGCTGATACAGAATTAGATGTAGTAGGATTCGGAAGCGTAGACCAACAATTTCCGTGATTAGTAATAGCAGCTGAACCATAAGAAGTAAGCTGGCTAGTTACTGAAGCACTTGTTGTTGTTATCAGTGTGGCTACCCCTGTAACTAAAACAGGAAGTACATTAGGATTATTTGAAGCTCTATTACTTAAACTCTGCACTCCTGTACTATTAGGAGTATCATTAAGAGGTGCTCCTGCTTTAGGTCTAAAATAACGCTGTTCAGGTAGCTGCATATTAGCAAAAAACGAAGCGTGGTCTTGTATACTAGGAATAGTTCTAACATGTTGATTTTTAAAGGACTCAGCATCATCTACACCGTTCCATTGTTTAGAGAAATTAACTGCTTGGGCAAAATACCACTCTTTGTCTCTCTCTATAATCTGATACTTGTCTCCTCGTATTTCATCACGAAGCCAAAGCTTCTTTGCTATCTTGTATGCTATGTAATGGGCAGCTGCCTCTAACCATTGTTGTTCTGCAGGAATAGTAGGATATCCACAATCATCTGTTGGTATTGCTTCATAGGATATTGCTATCATTCCTTTACTGAAAGAAGGAAATATAAATCCTTGGCCAACAGTATATGTGTTAGCAGATTCTGTAGTATAATCTCTAGAATCTTTATGATATCTCATATGGAAATTATCAGTAGACCACCTCATCGGTAACATGCGTCCTTTTCCGCATTCAGCATCTTCTATACTAGCTGCTCCAGAAACCTCAACAGTTTGTTTAATTTTGTGAAGGTCAATAGGCAAGTTTGCTCTACCATCACAAACTTCTAAATATGATATTTTATCTTCCATAGTAATTCCAGAGTTAGTATGAGCCATAAACTCTGCTAACCATTCTAGAACTTCTTCGTCATTAATATCATACTTGAAGCCAAAGTCTCTAAAGACCTTGTCTACTATAGTAAGATATGATACTGTATTTCCTGAGTACATTTGTTATCCTTTTAAATAAGATGCTAGTTTTTCTACGATAGACTTTTCTTCCATAGGATTATCTTCATGAATAGATTTAGTACTTTCGTATTTCCAACTATCTCCGTCTTTCATAGACTTGTCTATACACTTAATGTAACCGTTAGATACTTTTTCTACTTTAGTACAAATATAGCCTCCGTCTTCTAACTCTATTTTTTTAGTCCAGGTTACTGCTCCTTTGTCATCTGTTTCTTCTGTAAATTCATCCATAATAATATGTTTTTCTTTCTGGGTCAGTAACTACTTCTTTAATCAGTCTAGAATATTGTCTTGACGGAGTAAAAGTATAGAACCTGTGGTACTTTACTGTAGACGTAGTCGTGTCCCAATGGTGTTTATAAAATTCTTGATTAGTGTGTTCATTCATAAAATAAACAACTTTTTTATTTTTTAATGCAACTATTTCATCTCTTGTTAAGTCTTTATACTGAGCTTCCCACTTTTTCCAAGTAGCATCCCAGTTTACTTTTAAGGACTTTTGTAATTTTCCTTCTTTATCAAAGAAGTTAAGTTTTTTAGCTTGTACTCTAAGATATCCTAGACATCCTAGTTTTAGTTGTAGGTTTTCTTTCACAATAGCTTCACTAAAAGCAACAAGTAAATCTTTTAAAAAAGCATCATATGCTTTTCTAGAAAGCTTGTTAAGCTTAGCATGTTTATTATAAAAAGAATAGAAGTGTCTTTTAATAACCTTTCCGTTAGTCTTACCACTACCTCTTTTTAAATAGTTATTGTTTTCTTGTTTGTCCACCTAAATCTGTTTTATTGTCTTTAGCATCATTCTCATTATCTTGAGGAATCTGTTGTTTCTGTATTAATTGTTGTACAATCTGAGGTTTAATATATGCCCACATCCACTGATTAAGAGGATATATAGTATATGGACTCCAGCATGCTTTTCCTGAACAATCTGTAAATTCTCCTAGTTTTGAAGGGTCTTCGAAAAGGCCTCTTACATTAATATATTTAACAATCTTCATTGAAGGATCTTTACTAATCACATATACGTAATTATCATAAAGAAAAGCATATACAGCATTTCTAGTAGTTCTACCATTACCTGCATAAGGAACTCTATTGTAATCTATCATAGTGAACCTCTTCTTAGTAATGTCTATAGGGCCTATTGAAGTAATGCCTTTTCTAAAATAGAACTCTATAGTATTAGGTATTTGCTTCTTGCTTCTAAGAATCTTACAGTTTAAAGGAATAGATAAATCACAACATACGTGTGGGTCTACTAGTTCCATTTCTAAACATCCTATTTCTTGTTGTATATTAGGGTCTATGGTTCTAGACTTATTGTACTCGTTTCTTAACCATAGTGCTCTCTGCTCATTGATGAGGTCTGTATAGTATAAATCATCAAATACAGAATCTGAAGAGTTAGTGTTTAACGCTTCATCTAATTGGCTCTGTAAATCTATAAGTGGTAGCATAATGCAAATATAATTAATCTTTATTAGTTTTTTTAAAATAAATTCGTTATTCTAGCGACTTGTCCAAATTTAGGATGATGCACATATCCCTCGATGGCAGCATTGTTACTAGAAGTGTATCCCATCTTGTGATGCCAAACATCACTTCCCGAAGGGCTACGGAGAGACTCGATAGAAAGCCCTGGATAATCTTTTGCTATTTTATGATGCACATGATGAGTAAACATATAACGATATTTACAACTAGACCAATCTTTAGCCTCGTCTGCCATTAGATACGGCAAAGTATCCATTTTAGTTCCATCTCCGTGACAACTGCCAATAAGATTTGCTCCATAAGTAACGAGTAGTAGTGTTGTTAGGACCATCGACATGTAAAATATCGTTTCCTAGTATTAGTACTATTTTATCAAAGTTAAAACCTGCAGTTTTATTTAGTATTCCTGATACGCCTTCTAAAGTCCTTTGTACTGCTATCTGGCTGTTATACTCTTTTCCTGATACTAAGCTTGTACACAGCTTCCCTATGTGCACATCAGCAGGATCTAGTATTAATAAATGTGGGTCAGAAGATTGCTTTCTTTTAATCTTAGAAAAAGCAGGACTATATTCTGCTAATTCTTTAATAAGTTCTTCTTTAAACTTATCGTACTGTTCTTTTTGATAATGAGGATTTTTAAAAAATAATGATGCTTTCTTTGATTTAATCCAGCCATGTTTTATATTGTCAGGGTTTATTCCTGCCGCTATAGACTCTTCTTTAATCCTTCGATACTCATCTATTATTTCTGCTTCATCAGCTTTAAGACGATATTTTGGATTACCTGCTTTATCTTGTCGATATCTTTTTTTATAATTCTTATCTGAACGATTCATTTTGTTAATCTTTTATAAATGACTAAACCCACGAATAATGCTAATATAATATATATTAATGTTTCGTATTTTTCCCACCAGCTGAGCTCTTTATAAACGACTTTCTCAACTTGTACAATTTTCTCCTGTATAATCGTATCACCGAGGCATGTATATTCGTGGTGTATTTCTCTGGTAAGTGTGTCATAAAAATATTTTAATATAACTTTTTCATTATTAACCACAGTAGTACTATCATGAAACTGAAAAATAGTAGTAGTATCATAAGAGTAGTCTTCTATGACTATAGTATCTCTAATTACAATTGTATCTAGCTGTACTAGGGTAGGATGTTTTTTTATTAACTTGTTAAGTCTTTTTTGTGGGGAACAGCTGATTAGTAGTATAATTAAGAAGAAAACTTGGATAAAGCTTTTTTTAACCATTCTTTTGTTTCTGTTCCTTTAAATAAAAATAATGCTAAACTTATTACTAAAATTGTAACAAAACTTGTTAAAGTTTCATCATCTTTATAGTACATAACTACATTAACTATTAATAATATTATTCCTATAATATTAGTTATTATGTTTTTTGTTTTATTACTCATTTTTCTTTTTTTAATTTGTTGTGTTATCCCATCTAGCCTTAGTACCTCTTCGGTCATAGTGGGTAAATGTATTGTATCTTCCAAGACCTCCTTCTTCAATAGCTCCTATTCTTATTAACCCTTCAATAACATCTGCTAACTGACTAGGAGTGTAACCATGTGCAACCAGGTCACTTGCGTTTCCAGTAAGATGCTGTGATTGAGATGCTCCCCCAACCTTTGAATTGTAGCTAGGGCATCTGTACCCTGAGTTTATCTTTATAGATTCATTTAAGAAGTCTCTAATTGTCTGTAAATTTTGTGCGTGTACTTCAACGTTTTCAAATACATCCTCTGGCATGTCGCACCCACTGTTGCAATCAAATTCTGCTTTACTAAAATTTTTTGTTAAGTCGCCCATTATTTTAATTTTTAATTATTCTTCTGGTATTGGCTCTGACCAAGCTGGTGTCGCAAGTAGAGCTAAAGCTTCTTCGTGATTTAATGTTTGTATTGGAACTAACCTACCATTTGTAATAAATGAAGGTTCTACATCATAACTAATCATCGCCTCAGTGTTAGCTAAGTTTCTTCTCATAGTTTGAGCACTTGATGTATTAACTTGACTAAAGTCTACAGATGCGGTTTGTGTGTCTATGTCTATTACTATATATATATGCATTTTATATTTATTTTTAAGGTGTGTCTGTTGTTCTTGCTGTTGAACTCATATTTATACTATATCCGTTTTTATCGCTCCAACCTGCTTCTCCTTTTAAATCTGTAGGTACAGCTATGTCTGTTCCTATTCCATTAGCTTGACTTCTTGGGGCGTCTCCTTTTAATCCACTTAATCCTATATTATCAGCGAGACAATCATTAGTTCCTATCATATCTCTAACTACCCAATCAGCACCGTCCCAAAAGCTTTCTTTACCTAAAGTCCACCAGTTTATTGGTTGAGGTGTAAAGGTAGTTAAATCTTGCGGCATTCCATCAGCGTATAAATTCTGTACTTCTGTTGATGATAGTCCGTTATTCCAAACTGCAACATGTGATAGTTGACCATCAAATAATCTTGCAAGCGACCAATATCGTCCAAAAAATAAATTTTGATTTAAGGTGCTATTATATGTTTTAGATGGTTGATTTGTTGTTTTTACAAGTAAACCATTTTCATATAATTTAAAATCTGTATTATCATAAGTACAAGCATAATGTTTCCAAGTGCCTGTAGTAACAGCGTTAGGCGATGTAACAATAACATTAGTTCCATCTGATGCTTGCCATCTGAAGTCCATTTTATCACCAAAAATTTGTGCCCTAATACCTAAAATACTATAATGAATTAGTAAAGTATCATAAGGATACACATCATTAAACTTAGCCCAAAATGAAACAGTAAAAGTATTTACCCCAGCTAAAGAATTAAAATTACTACAAGTTATGTAATCACTCGTTCCTAAATTGTAAACTATAATTCTCATAAGGTAAATTCCTTGTTAAATCACTTAATACTAAGTTACCTGAAGTCATACCTGAACTTTCTCCGTTTAGTGTAGATACATTATTGTTAACTAGAGATTGTTCTGTCATTCCTGTACTTGTTCCTGTATTGCCATTTCCTGAAGCATCTGGAACTGTCCAATTAGTAGAGAATGTAGCTGTGTTATCAAGTTTCCACCAAGCTGTAGGTGTTACAGTATATGTAGATTGTGGAGAACCGTTGTTGTATGCGTTTACATAATTAGAAGATCCCCTACCTATTGTTGCTAAGGTTAATGTATTAGAATTATTTGCAGTAGTTCCAAAAGTTGCACCATTTACAAAAATTCCTATATCATTACTTGAATTTCTATATATTAAAATATGGTTCCAAGAACCAACAGTTAAATTATTTCCGCCTGTTTCTGAAAAATTTAATAAAGTTCCTGCTGGTTTTACCCTGATACTTGTTGCAGAACTTGGGTTTATCCAATTTTGAGAGCTTGTACCATTACCTAAAATATTTTGATCGCTATTTAATATTGTTGGGTTAATCCATATAGAAAGGGTAAACTCTCCAGTAGCTACAAAACTTGAAGCTAATGTAATTTGATCATCTGTACCATCAAAATCAAAACTCTGTGGAAATTCTGAAACTGCATCTGGTATTTGCCAAGCACCTACTGTGTCTGCCTCCCAATTTGCTGATTCATCTAGTTTCCACCAAGCTGTTGGGTTGAGAGAACTAAGGTCACCTGGCACACCTGAGTTATAAATTGAAGCTACATCTTGTACACTATTCCAAACTGCAACCTCATCTATATTACAGGGAGAATAACCACCATACCCATTGCCTAAATAAATATCTGTTGCTGATGCTCTATTAGTAATTGTACCACCATCATCATAACTAATAACCTCAACACCATCTAAATAAGCTCTCCAAG